CTACAGTAGGCAGTTTGCGATGATGGGCTCGCACTAATCCCGCCGCCACCACCACCACCCGCGACAAGCAATATCTCTACAGCATCAACGCCGTCCGGTCTACGCCACACGCCAGAGGTTAAAAACTCTTTTACCTTGAGTTTTTTGGTTGTTGCTGCAGGTAAAGCACCAGGAAACGACATTAGTAGTCACCTCCAAAAGCGATAACATTCATGCCATCTTGCGCCCCAGCATAAGTGTGCATTGAGCAATACAAAGACTCGCCGCTTTTCAAGGCAAGGAGCTTGTACGCGCTTTCCGCGAATTTGCCCGCAGTAGACGCGGAAGGTGTGCCCGCTTCAACTGCAATTTCATCAATCAACACTGCATTGCCGGTGCCCTTGTACAGCCAAATGCGAACAATATTCGCGCTAGATGCAACACCAATCGCACCGCTTGAATAGCAACGAATTGCATCAATGCGTGTGCCGTCAGTTGCGGCAGCGCATAGAAGCGTGAGGCCAGCAACACCAACAACACTGCGCCCCGTAGTTGCTGCCGCAAGAGTTGCAATTGAATTGTTTGGGGAAACTGGAAAGATCGGGCTTTTATTCGCGCTATTACTGGACATTGATTACATTCCCCCAAAGGTTTGTTGTGCGTAAATACTCATTACCGCCATCGCTGACGGCATTGCATTGTTTAAATTAAGTGTCGCGAGATAAATATCTTGCGTGGAAAGTCGATACGTATTTGCGGTATCTGCGCTCGATGCTGCAGACGTTACCGAATCATCAAGCGACTGTTTTGAAACCAAAACAATATCCCCATCGGCATTAATCGAAAATAAAGAATTATTGATAGTTGCCGCAATTTTGTTCTCACCGGTAAAGCTGTCCGGCATTAACGGCACCCGATCAAGGTTAAAAATAACTTCACCAATGGTGGTGTGAATGCCGCCAAACAGAGCATCCAAGTCTGCCTCACCCAACACATTGCCGTTCTGAAAATCAATCAAAGAAAAGTTTGTTACGATCATCGTGTTTTTGCTCTCATTTCATACTCGATTGAGTAGCCGCCAAACCTTACGGGGTCGGCATCATCTGAATTAAGGAGCGCAGCAACAGAAATGCTTCTGCCAACACCACTTAAATATATTTGATTTATTGCGTCATTCGCAGAACCGAATACTGCCTTACCCAAAATTGCAGAGCCAAGATAAATCTCGCTGCCACCAGCAGAAACAACATAGGGATTTTGGCGAGGCGCATCACCGCTTGAGTAATCAAGATCAACACTGATTTTTATTTCAACAGAGCGCGCACTATCCGCATTCACAACCAAGCGCTTGAATTTCTTGCGTTGCTGTCCGGTTTTTAAATCGTTGTAGGACATTCTGCTTACGCGAGTGAATGACTCGCCGGCATGACTCTGGCCAACGTCAGCGCGATACACAAAGCCATCTTCGCCGCCCATCAATACGTATTCTTCTGAGTTTATTTCCCCAGAAAATCCGCACTTCATTTTTACCGGGTAATTGCCAACAAACGAGCCGACAACATCCGAACCGGCAAGCGTTACGCCAACGAAGCCAGCGCTTGAGAAAATGCGATATTGATTTTTGCGATGCACAGCAACAGAAAAGAAAACGTCATCGTTGTTAAGCAGGCGACGAATCTTTTTATCAATGCCCACCATTTCAAACGCGCCATAAACTTGCGATCTTGCTAGGCGAGTGAGCCCAGACTGCGACAAGAAAATAGAGTCGCCGATATTCACGACAGATCCATTCACAGCGCCGGAATCTTTGTTGAATGTGGAGAGGTCAAACGTTGCCGTAGTTTTGCCCGACAGAATTTTTATAGAGTTTTTGCAGAAAATGGCGACCTTTCCGTCAGGCTGCAGAGATAAATCCACAATCTCATCAGACATGCCTATCTCAGTGCCGCCGCCACCAACAGTAAAATCGTAAGGAGTGCCAACACCGCTTGTCATCAATGAGCCATTCGCATAACCCAACAACAAAACGCTGCTTGGCAATACTTCAACGCTACTAGGCACATCAACAAACATTGGCGTGCTTATTTGAACAACAGTAGTCCCGTCATAGGTGCACGCTTTATTAACGCCGTTCGTGATGATGAGCTTTTGTGTTCCAGCGCCAGCCGTGAAGTTATGGATTCGGAATTTATAGCGGCCATTTTTTAACAAGAAACCGCTTGTAGGTATTTCAACCCAACCACCAAGCGATGACTTGTACATTCTGCACGTCGTTAAGTCGCTGTGATCGCGGAAGGCATAAACATCACCCTTGTAAATCACAACACCGCGAACTTCACCAACACCCGGAACAGGCTGAATCAGTGCACGAAATGACTCTTGTGTACGCTTGCGGAATGATTTGTGAGTTGCGTATGACCGCGCCTCAAACTCAACAGGAAGCGACAAAACGGCATTGCCCGAAATCGTATCGCTCAGCGTTAGCGTGCCAGATTCATTAATCACGCCAATTGCATTGCCATCTATGCCGATAACTTTTGCAGCCCAGCCAGAAGGTGACGCGGTAATCGTACTGCCAAGAGTAATGCCAGTCGCAGCGCTCAATGTCATGTAGCGGTAAGCCGCTTTATTTGGCTCTATTCGCCCGTCAAACTTTTCGCAGCCCGCCATTGTTGTGTAACTGCCGGACGTATCAACTTCAACGTTCAGCAGCGCAACAGCTTCACCGGGCTTTAAATCATAAATCGGGCTCTCGACATTCAAGCCGCCGTTACACGATACGTTTTGTACTGGCATTAAAACGCACTCGGAGCAAATTTGATTTTTGGAGTGAGCGCATTCAGCATTTCGAGGATGCAGCGACTATATTCAGCGTTTGCAGCATTGAAAAGCGCCTGATCCTCGTCAGATTGCGCATAACGCTTCACTGCACCCCACACAATAGTCATGTGATACATAGACTCACACAGCGGAATATCGGTGTTGGCAGATAACTCTTGCGGAGTCCTGCGATAGTTAATGCGCAGCGAATAAGCGTCATCGGGAATGGTATCGAACGATAAAGCTCCGTTGCTGAAGTACGCAATGCAAGGGCGACCTGGCTGTTTATTTAATCTCTGATAATCCGTTTCGGATGATGATGAAACCACCATGCCGATTTCAGACCACAGGCCATTAATTAAAATAAATACACTCAGCGGAGTTTTTAAATCAAAAACGCCAAGCGCAGCAATATCGTAAGACTCCTGAGCAGCCGTCAGCGTGCAATTTGCGCTAGGCTTCAAGAATGACCACTCTTCATGCGAGCGCTGAATATCGCTCCATGAATTTCTAACCCAATTCACAAAGCGCAATTGGTGGCCACTCATGCCAACAACGGAAGCGGGGCCGTCGCCAGATTGTCCAGACTCAACCCATGCGCGCTTTACGATTTCGAGGAAATTCATTATTCCTGCACGTCCCACTCAAGAACTTGGAATGGGTGAGCGTGAATTGATTTCGAGGAAACGTCATCAGCACCTTTTTGCGAATACAGCGTGACGCGAGCAGTATCCAAAATGCTCCATGCAGCATAAGGAACAACGACTTCATGCCCCTTAATAATTTGAATGGTAGGAAATTCGCCGCTAAGCTCAAATTGCTGTGAGCCGCCTTCGGTTTCATTCACAATCAAGCGAACTTTGGTGTTGCACTTTTCTTCAATAGTCATTTCGCTAAACGGCTTTCTGTTTCCGTCTTTCGCAAGACCGACGGCGGGAGCGCCTTCAAGCTCATGACCAATTTCAGCTTCGATCAACGCAATAACGTCAGCCGCTTTTGCGCCTTCTGGCGGATTAAGACCAAGCTCATCGCGCGCATAAGCAGTGAGCGCTTTTAAATTACTTTTCTTCGTGACCATGTGTAGCCCCTAAAATAAAAAGGCGACCCGAAGGCCGCCAATATCAACGTTAAATTACAGCTCAGGAACAGCAACTTCTGCACGAACAAGCCATGCGTCATTGATGATTTTTGCAGCAAACCATGTGATCCAACCAACAGAACCCCACTGGCCAAGCTCGTCACCAAAGCTAGGCTTGCCCGCCTTCAGAACCTTCATGTGAATTGACTCTTCACCTTTCAGCGGAGTCACACAGAAAGCGTCTTTACCCATATAAATAATTGGGTAAACGTCAGCGTTTGTGCCACCAGTTGAAATGTGAGTGCCTTTCGCGCCACCAGCGTCGGTGAAAATAGTCATGTTCTGAGTGAGAACATAACGAACGTCTTCAACGCTGCCGATTTCTTCATCGCAGATAGTTTTGCGAGTGCCGTACTCTGCAACAGAGACAAAGCCAGCCAGATTGCGAATGCTAGACTCCATATCTGTGTGCGCAATAGCAACAAAAGCAGCCTCTACAACTTTGGTAGAAACCAATACTGAACCGCCTAACACTTGCGTGATTTTGGTGGCGCGGTTGGCTTTTAGTTGTCGAGTGCATTTGCGTTGAAGATTTAGCGTCAACGCAGTGTTTACGCTTGCGCGCACAGTGCCGTTTGCAAACTTGGCATTTGTGCCGCCGATAATTGCACCAATGGTGATTTTCTCGGTAGTTTCTGCCGCCTGCTCACCAGACAATTGCGTTAAATCATTAACAACATCGTCTTCGTGGGTATCGCCAACAACGTCTGTAAAACGGGAAATGCTGCCGTATTGCTGAATAACAATATCAACGTCTTCGTATTCCAGTTTTAAAGTTGCAGGCTTCACGCCTTCGGTGATCGGCGTGGTAGCCAAAGGGAATGGACGGGCACGGCGAGCCTTCAAAGTTTGACCTTTGTTTTTGCCGATAACGCGCAACTGGCCCATCTTCTGTACACAAAGAACTGGTTCAGCGTGCGTCAATGCTTTAGCGTCAAGCTGCTTGCCAATTCGGGGCGTAATATCGCCGTATAAAGTATTACCTACTGTCATGATTTATTACCTCAGAGAAATTTTGTTTAACTTCCCCTCGTCAGCCAGCTTTGCGTAGTGCTCAAAAGAGTTGCCCGCCAATTCATTGGGTGAACGTGACGCGCCACTTTTTGGAAGCACAAGCATGTCGTCCAAAGATCCTTGCGGGTCTTCGGGCTCTGGGGAGGGTTGTTTGTTTGTGTCTTTGTAAAGAGTCAAAGCCGCTGAAACATCTGCAGCGGAATTGCTTTGAGTGAGCGCATAGATTGAAGGGTGCTGCTTTGATACCCACTCGTTAAAACGGGGACTGCTTACAATCTCGCTCAAGTCAGGGTGTGCATCGCGCAGAGCTTTCACTTCTTTCTCTTCGCTCGCCATTGCCTCCGCTTCTTGCGAAGGGCGAATGACTTTGTCTTGAATAACGTCACGCGATTTTTTTAATTCCTCGCGCATGCTTTTTACTTCATCGACTAGAGCACCTAGCTCCGGCAATTCTTCAAGCAATCCACCAAGATCAATTTCTTTTTGCTCGATGGCTTCCTCAAGATTTTGAGCAGCCTTTGAATCACCTTTGCCTTGTTGCTGCAGCGCATAGAGCTGATGATTTAATTCATCAATCTTCTTTTGCAGCGGGGCAACGCGGCCTTCATCGCTTTTGTACTTGTGCTCATATCCCTCAAGCTCGGCTAGCCGTCTTTGAGCGGCAGCGGGCAATTCCGAAATATCAAACGTGTCATCTTCTAGCTGCGCACTCGCATCACTATCAACGTCGCTTTCAATATCGTTTTCGTTTTGAGGAACATCGTTGCTTTCGCTGTCATTCGCCAGGGTTTCCGGTTCATCACCAAAAACGCCAACTACTCGCTCAGTTTCCGCAGATTCATTTATTACAGACATAAAAATCCCCGCCAGCGTCAGCTAGAGCCAAGGCCGGTTGTTAGGAGTTGGTGGAAGGGTTTAGAAAGGGTTTATCGAGAAGTTTTTCATGCGCTCTTTATCGCGTTCGATAAGAGCTTTTAATCCGATGATTTTTCCGCGCAAAACTGCAGCTTGTTTTTCATCGCAATCTATATTTGCCAGTGCAGCCATAGCGTTGCGTATATCTTCACGCGCCTTGTTGAATGCGTATATCCATTCGGGCGAGTGGAAGTTGAAGTGTTGCTCCATTATTCATCCAGCCCAAAGTTTGCGTCCTCACCCATGACTTGCTTCACCTGAAGCTCAGTCTTGAAGATGCTGCTTTTTAAGTCGCGATCCTTATCTCGGTCACGCGCACTGGCAGCAAGTTTTTCATATTCAATACGCTCAGACTGCGAAAGCTTGGCCAGCTCGGTATCTCTGCGCATTTGTGCAATAGCAAAATCCATTTCATTTTCTTGAGCCCGGAGTTCATGCTCTTTTGCGATTTCAGCCATACGGTTTTCACCGCGCAATTTCTCTGCTGCCAGCCGAGGGTCTTCTTGCGGCTGCTGTCCTGCCTGCTCTTCTTTTTGCGCTTCCAATGCCGCGCTGTATTCGTCCTCAGTCACAAGAATATCGTCAGGATCTAAATAGATTGCAGACACAGCCTTTCTCATTGCTGGCAAGCCGGATGATTTCAGGAATTGCCCAACGACTGGATGCGCTGCATATTTATCGACGAACAGGAACAACGATTGAGCCTGCTGCTCTTTGAGCAACAATGAAGAAGTGCCGCGTGCGTAGACTTGCAAATCGCCTTTGATTGTCTCGTCTTCGTTGAACTGCATATTCCAGTCATAGAAGCGCTTAATCATGGGAACAGTAATGTGATCGTCCCAATGCTTAACTTGATTTCTGCGCGTAGAGCCAGCCGCATTCATCAGCATGGACATACCACCGAGAGTGGGTGTTACCTGCCCTTGCTCGCCTTGCTGAATAGCAGGAACGCCAGACAATTTATCGGCTTGCGCTTCTGCCAACTGGTAAATATTTGCAATTTCAGCCTGATAGGATTTGAAATCGAATGTTTCAAACGCTTCTTTCGCCTTTAACATGGGGTCTGTTTTTTTCCAGAACTTCCACGGTCTAATTAAATAGCTACCATCGGCGGGAATTAGCGAGCCATCGACCACGATTTGTGGGCCCGCTGATTTCGTTGCGTTATCAAGCATCAATCGCATTGCAGTGTTTAACACCGCTTGCGGCTCACTCATTGCGCGAGGAATGCCAGTGCCGAAAATACAATTGTCGTCATAATTCCAGCAAAACACCGAGTAAGGCCACGATTCGGTTTTCATGGGATTAATTGCGGCTTTAAGCACGCGATCACCACAGAAAATTACAATTCCGTCGTACTCGTTTTTAATGTTCTTTGCGTCAGACTTAATAACATTGGCAGCAATGAGCACTTCTTTTTTAATTGGCCCACGATAACGCCACACTTCATAGCGCTTATCGTCTGTCATCGACACAATACCGCTCATTCTGCGCAGCTCTGATACGTGCTCAGAGTATGTTTGCGTGGATTTTGGGTCGGTGTCTTCCAGCAAAACACGCAGGCTTTCTTTATCGATATTCGGAATGCGAGCCAAATCTCTGAGCGTTTTCTTGCTCATGTACGAGCGCTCAAAAACCTCATTGCACTCATCAATGGTGCGTGCAGACATTGTGGGGAAAAAATCCCACGTCAGCACATGGCGCGCAATTGGTCGCTTATCGGTTTTATAAACGTTTGTGTACTTGCCGGTTTGCGGGTCTTTAATCCACGCCGTTTGCTCACGCTGCTCAACTTCTGGGCCGCAAATTACACCGGTGCCGAGAATCGCGGCGGATCTAATCGCCTTTCGTCCCTCGGATGCGTAATCACACTCGACCAACTGATCGAATATTTCATTTTCCATCTTCGCCGCAGCATCATCAGCCTGCTCTATTAGAGATTGCGCGTGATCGCCTTTAGTGTAGGGCTCTTTTGTGTCCGCGAATTGCAATGGAGTGCCGTCTTGATTTACAACTACCTCTTTATTTTCCAGTGCTTCTGACAATTCAGGGTCGGGAGTGCGGCTGATAGAGAAATTGCGGTCTTCCTGGAAGATTGTCTCTGCTAGCTGCGCCTCACCACTTTCTGTTTTTTCTTTTGTGATGTTAATAAAGACACGGCTTGAACCTTCTTCAAAACCTGCAACAACTTCATCGGGATAAATGCCCATGTACTGACGCAAATCTTCTACCCATCGACGTTCAATAGGCTCACGCTGGCGAGAAATCTCTTTGACTTCTGCGCGCAGGTTTCTTCCGAGCGCTAGCAATGCGTCAACGTCGCCAGTTTCAGTGCTAGCGATATTAATTTCGTTTTCTTGCATAGGTTTTTAGTAGCCGGTTCGTTCGTCAGCGACACGCTGCCGAGAGTGTTGGACTTTCTGAGGGGTTGCGTTTGCTAGGTGTTCAGGGCGAGCGATTGTTGCGACCAGCTCCATTGCTTCCATTACAGAAGAGTGGCGACCTTCAGCAATATCTTGAGTGCCTTTTTTGTATTTGTATGCGCCGGTAAAGCCTTGGCGAACAACACTACAAGCATTGCTTACAGAAAACGCAGATACGCCTTTAGAGCCAAGTGCTGACAACCAGTGACGACCAGAAGCTATAAGAACTGATCTGTGTTCTGAAGGGGCGCATACAGGCTTATATCCGGCGCTCGTAATTGCCTTGTAATCATTAAGCTGCTCGCCTTTTCTAAGGCTTGGGCTAATCACAAAGATGCGCTCATGCGCCCTGTACTTGTCAGCTATTGCGGCTGCCAAATCTCGCTTAATAAGCGCAGAGAAAACGCCAGATGAGGATATGATTTCTTCGATGATTCTTAGCTGTCCATTTGGCATAATTTGCCCAACGACGCAACAAGGATTTATACCAGCAACAAGGCCGAACATCACCGGCGAGCTTTTCACCGGAACAAACTCAAGCGGGCTAAAGTGAAGCGCTTCATTAAACTGATCGGCGTACACACTCAGATCATCAACAGCGTAAGCAAACGTCAATGCAAGTGCCTCGGCTTCATCTGGCGATACGTCCATTTCATCTTTACTTTGCAGAACTTTTTTACGTGTTGTGCTGTACGTAAATGAAGGCTCAACCAAATCAGCGTGCAATGAATCGCTGTCCGGTATTGAACATGGAGCATCGTCAAGCCATTGAGACATTCTGTCCCACATTTCGACGCGCTTATTGATATAAAGGACAGTGTTATCAGCAGTGCGACCAGCATTTACCGCTACAACTAAGTGGCCGTAACCTTTTTCGACAAGCGAATCAACAACGCCAGCGCCAAGGCCAACCTCGTCAACGAACACCGCATGAATCGGATCGCCAGCCTTGGCGCAATCGTCAATAATCTTGATAACAATGTCAGCTAGTTCGGTGGTGCGAAGCTTTCTGTGCGACTCAAGGCCCCATGCAACTCGACCACGGCGATGAATAATACTGCTTCGGTCATCACCCATTCTTGCAGGGTCAACACCAAGAAAGTGCTGGCCTTTTTTATCGTCAGCAAGATCACTTTTTCTTGCTGCTGCAATAGATCGTGTATTACAGATCTTGCCCTTGCCAGATGCTTGAAACGCATCAGCCGGACAGAATGGATACTCTTGAAGGAATAGCCAGCCTATGTCGCCAGTGTCGCCGCCAAGCTCAATATTCTTATCGTGCATCCACACGATTTGCTCAGGCGAGAGCTTGTAAGTATCAGCGTATTTTTTCTCTTCCTTGGATGACTTAAAGCCTTTCGGTACAGCCTTTGTGTATTCCGTCTGCCAAAACCAAGGAACAAATATGGCGATAAATTCTGATTCACCGCGCTCAGCTTTTTGCCACTGGCGATGAAAGTAACCACCAATACCATTGGCCGTACTTTCTAAAATGATTTCAGTGTTGTTACCCTGCGGCACTGCCTGCAATACGCCAGCCGCATGCTTTTCAGCGTTAGGCCAGAATGCAACCTCAGAACCGTGGAAGTAGTGCAGCGTTGAGCCGCGACCAGTGCCTTTAGATCCAGCAGTAGAAACTTTGTAGCCACTTTCATTGTGGCTAAATTTCAATTCTTTCGCGTTGTCCGAGCTTGTAGCCGGTTTTAGCAACGCATTTAAATTGTTGTGATACCGCTCAACCATTGTGAAAAGATTGTCGGTAGCTTCTTGCAAGTGGGTAAGAATGAAGGCTTTAACCGCTTTGCGGAATCTCACCTTCCAATAGAATCGCCCCTCAACATAAGTCGAAGCGCCTTGCTGTCTACCCTTGAGGATTAACGCTCGAATTTGACCTTGTTCGGCCAGCTGCTTTTCAAGTCGCTCATGGATATAAAGCTGAGCTTGGTTTAGCTCGAACGCCTCAAGCCCTCCGCTCTTGCTCGCAATCTTTAATTGCTTTTGCGCAAAGAAAACAAAATCACTCTTGCACCGCGCAATTAGGTCGCGCAGCTTTGAATTACTTGTCGGTGAGCTCATCAATTAGAGCATCCAATGACGAATCAATGACTTTATGCTCACGGAACATTTGAATAGAGCGTGAATTGCCAAGGAGCTGAAGTGCGCCTTTTTTGTCGGCCATTTCATATTCACGCTTAATAACAACATCGCCGCTCTCTTTGTCAGAACGAAGAACGGTTTCTTTAACCTTGGTTACTGCCGCAGCAATATCGTCATCTAATTCATGGGGTTCTAGGAGCCTGCCATCTTCGTTATAGAGGCGCTTAATATTGAAGAACCCAAGATGACCAAGCTCCTTCATGATGCGCTGCTCGGTTATCTCAAGCTCATCCACAATGGCTTTGGATGCAATCTGCTTGGCAAGATCAACGTATTTAAGAATGTCTGGATTTGTCTTGATTAGCCCGCAGGCACATTTCCTAGCATCCTTCCCGTCACCGCCCGCATCAACGTATGATTGCTCTTGATTTTTGCCCTCAGCAAGAGCTTTTGCCATGAGCAAATGCATGGGCTTCATGCTCGCGGCAAGCTCAGCCAATTCAGTTTTGAGCTGCTTTAAGTCGTCACTCACTTGCTTGCAACCCCTTTAGCCTTCTCAAATGAGCGCATACCACCCAACCCAAGCATCCCCATAAGGACCTGCATTGTGATTGTGGTATCTATATGCGGGAATTCTCCGAGGAATCCGCATAGCGACGCGATAAAACGGCCAATTGGTTCAATAATCGCGGCATACGCCAAAGCGAAGCCACAAACCCATCCAACAAATGGTCTCCATGAGCTCACGAACCAGTTTGAACTTGCCGCCTCTATCTTGTTTACATCGGTTTGATTTTGCAGCGCCTGCGCATCGAGCCTGGCAATCTCCAAATCGTAGTTCATGCGAGCCTTTTCAGACTCAGCTTGAAACTCTAAACGCTCTGCATCGCTAGTGAATAATTTATCCACCGTATCGCCAATTACTTTAACGGTATCACCGCCACTAAATAATGCTGATAGAAAACTCATGCTGCACCGCCTAGCGCGCGATTAATCCAACCCAAAAGGAATTTGCTCTGTGTTTTGTCTTTATTGCAGATGTGCGCATAGCGAGCGATCTTTAGCGTAGCGAAGCGCAGAACAAACAACTCAAGATGAACTTCGCTAAGCTCTCTCAGTGATGCCGTGCCGATAATTCCATCCGCGTGCGCTTCTGGCATTCCAGCAGAGAGTTGAGCCAACCTACTCGCAGTGCGAACACCCATATTTACAGCCGCATCAAAAATACTTTCTGCAATTACCTGGTCATGAATTCGATCACCGCAAACACGATCCCAATAATCACGCTTATAAATATCACGAGCCTGTTGCTCGGTGAGTTCACGGATATTGATATTCGGGTAGCTGCTCTGGCTAATGCCGTACTTAGTCGCTCCGCCACGGTCACCAACAGTCTCGGTGTACTTGCTGCCACCCTCCTTCTGTAACGTCTTGGCGATTGCGCTATTGAAATCAGCCATTTTCTTGGCTCACTTTTTTTGCAAACCACTTCCGGCCCCAATAGCGCAGATTATCAACACCGATAAACCCGATAGCTGCGCCAATGGCTATATCTATTCGCTCGTACCCCATGGCTACAGCGGCTTGATCTGCGCCCTTAGCAAGCAATGCCGCAAGCGACACCTCTAGCACGATTCTTTGCCAGCGACGCTCCTTTGCATCAAACGCGATACGCAAAAACGCCACTAGGCCCGCATAAAAAACCACGTTAATACCTCGCAAGTCATAGCTACTGATCGCATCTAGCAGCATCACCCAAAGGCTAGGGTCTTTTGTCGGCATCTTTTCGCTGTCCACGGCCATAAATTCCAGCCATAAAAAAGCCCCGCACTTGGCGAGGCCTTGAATTAATAATGTTTTGGGCGAGAAGCCCTAGAATAGTAAATATGCTATCAGCGGCGAAAATGATGTGCAACAAATCCGATGGTTATTTTTTTCATGCCGCAACCCTCGCATCAGTCCGCAAAGCCTTGGGCAAATCAATCGCAGCATTCACTCTCTCATAAAAATCACCCTCAGACTTATCAATAATCAACCACACCACTTTCGCAATCGGCGGCAGCGCAATGCGATCCAAATCCCTTAATGAATCTTTCATCACTATATAGATGCGCAAATAGTTCAGCTTGTAATAATATTTTGTTACCCCAAGCAACCGAGCCATTTCAGCATAATTATGCGGCACCCTTTGTTTCGTGTTCGCCTCGATCTTAGCGTGCTCCATTGCGATTCTGGCGAGCTTCCCGCACTCCATCGACATAAAGCCGGACTCTTTGCCGATTTCAGTGAGATAAAAACTAGGAATTGATTTCAGCGCAAACTCAAACAGCTTATTGACGAGAGTGTTTTTGCATTCCGTACCGTCCGGCGCACACGAAAACATGCCCCAAGCCCACGCAATATTGTTTTCGGATTTTAGATTTGAAACTGCTTGCTGGATCTTGCCTTTGTCGCAATGGCTCATCGTGCAATTGTCAGAGCCTTTCGCCGTATATTGCACACCGGCACCGTTTGCCAACTCAGCATAATCAATCGCTTTAATGTCAGAGATAAACGCATCATGCCAAAACTTTCTAGCACTTATATTCCCCTCTTGATCCGCTCTTATCAACATAAAAACCTCGCAATTGATTATTGTGAAATTATATCAACTCTTTAACGCAAATAGTGCAATAGGAATTTTGCGGCCTGCGCCGTATATCTACAAAAGTGCTAAAAATTTCTAATAAAATCAAAGGTCGTGGCGCGCAAATGTTGTTGTTTTGCGGGTCAAGCCTTTGATTCCGCTGTTACATTCACTGGAATCGCTCATCATCATAGCCACATTGTGAGTCTCTAATCTCAGCACGCAACTCTCTTAATTGCTGATGGTATTCTTTTTGTGTAATGTTTCCTTCAGCTAATTCGTTTTCAATTTCTTCGTAAGCTCTGTCCATCCAATCCATAAATCACCTCTAAAAGTTAATTGCTATGTAAATGTAACCAGTCACTCAAAGCGACTGCCTAGAAATTTGCGTTTTTATCACTTGTGTACTGCAGCGCTTTAGCTCAACGTTATGTTCTCAGTCGCAGAATGTATTTCTTAACTTTTTCGGCCTCGGCTTCAGTAAGCCAGAAGTATTTTCGCTTCAAGCCTTTGGCTTCGTTCTCGGCCTTCTTGCGCGCTACAAGAACGCGCTTTTCTATGGCGGCCATTATTTTACATTTCCGCCGTTGCGGTTAATGTGGTCTACCAATTGCTGGCGGCTGGTAAAAAACCCTACAATTGAAGTTATGTCTTTGTCCCAAAATTTATCTGAATTTTGGATGTCGTTAAGTGCAACCATCAAAGCATCTTCGTTTTTCCATGACCATTCATTCATTTTAATCACCATTGCTTTTTCGCTTCGCGCTATTGCTCAGCTCATGGAGTTAATATAATACAGGTAAGCGCTTACTGCAATAGGTTAATGCAAATAAATTCAAATAATCGTAAAGAACATAACAAATCGCAGCACCACCGCTGCGCTGGACACGCTGCGCGTGCCGGTGTGCTCGGCGTTATACTTGCACCTCAACCAAAGTTGTTCGCTTTACTTTTACCAAAGTGCCAGTTAAAAGCTCATCGTAATAACGGCTACCTCTGTGCGTTACATCTGTAGCTTTTGTGCAGTATTTTGGATCATGGATTGGTGCATCTTCTGCAGCTATCCAGCCGTATGAAGTGCTATGCCCATCGGCATATTCGGTGCCCCAAGCCTTACCATTTTTCATTACCATGACGCCTTCTTCAGTCTTCATATTTCATCCTCCTGTCGTAAATGCATTATTCGTAACGTAAGCAAAAATAACTAGCAAGTGAACTTTAATCATCGCAAACGATCCTCTATTTAACTGCCAGAAACCCAAAATAAGCAGCGGCCCTAGTGTCAGGGTTAGATTGTTTTTCCCACCCTGTAATTCGCTCAAACAATTCACGCTTATCGCTCCAATTCCCTTTTTGTGGCTTGTGAAGCACATAAGGAATTTTGTAGTGATCTAGCATGCGGACTAGCTCAACCTGAGACTGCTGGCAGCGGCCAATGTGCATGGCAACTTTTGATTGTGCTGCCTTGCTTGCCTTCTGGTTGCGTGCATAAACGAATTTGTTCGCCATTACATCTTCGATACTGAAGACTACTGAGTGCCCGTCACCGCGCTTTGAGTTAGCGCTGTTAATCAGATCAACCAGCACGAGCATTTTCAGCTCAACAAGAACACCATTCCAGTATTCAGCCACGCCAAATGCTGTTGAGTCAGGATCTACACCTATAACAACTTCCATCACTTCCCCCACCTTGCAATAGCGCCAATAACATCTATCGGAATTTCTACCGGATAATCCAAAGCCTGCTTAAGCCAAAGTTTATTTTCAGGTCCAAACTTTTTGCGGAATGCTGGGCGACCCTCGCGGGTGACTATATTGTCGCAGGGGGCGCAAACGCCATTAATTGCCCAGTGACCGATCATCACGCGATTTAAGCCGACCATAATTTTTGCGGATGATCCCGCGAAATGGTGCGCTATAACGCCGCCAGCATTTCCGCAGGCACAACAAATGCCGCGCTCTTTAATCCAGCGCAAGTGCGCTCGCTCGGCGGCATTTATTCCACGGCTTTGAGGTGTTGGCTTACGCTGCATTTTCCAGCCTCAGTTGTTCTTCGCGCATTTGTGCATGTAAATTCATCAACTTCTGCATAGTGATTCGGCTTATTTTGTGGTCAACACGTAAGGTCTCTATAGTTGACCAGCCCAAGTGACCTGCTCTGCAAACTCGCCTTGCGCAACCGTAGTGAGCAATCAATTCATTCAGCACCGCCTCAAAAGGTCTAAGCCCTGTGCGTATATTTTTACTATCTGTATAAAGTAAGCCCACCATCTTAAACCCCTACAACCGTCAACTTAAAAAACGTCATCTCATAGATACCTTTATTTTTATGGTCGTCCGGCGTTAATGCCGCCGCTAAATTCTTTGCCATGTAAAACGCATTGCGCTTCTTTTTGAAAGCTTCTGTCATTGGGAATACAGTGCCGCGAAACTTAAACTGGAACGGCTCTATAAACGCTTTTTTGGTCTTGTGGTTAGGCATGGCATACTTAATTTCCATTTCCACATACCACTCAAACGAAATATTCACGTACTGGCTAACATCTGTTAAACCATTCTTTTTAAGAAGAAGGTCGGTCATGGCAGTTGTTTTTGAATCGAAGAAAAAATGAAGGGCATCATCCATATCCTCGCTCATGGGGTTTACGTCTTCCCACATCACAACCGCACCAACCAACAGCTTTTTAATTCTGTCCGGCAGCTTTATTCCGCTGCTGTACGCTTTCACTGTTTTAGGCTCACTGCCAGACATTGGTGCATTCATTTCATAATCTCTTGGTAAACTTCTAGCCAAAATCCTTCGCGGGGATCTTCAACTTCTATCTGCCACATGCTCGATGCAAATGGTGCAACTTGCGTATTCTTGTACTGGCAGAATCTTTTCCTGCTCATATCAGCGGTAGACTCATAAATCTTTATGTGCTTGCCGTTCATCAGAAATTCTTCTTTCACCAAAAACAGATCTTGCATAACGCCGTGAATGACATTGCGGGTCCAAATTGCACCCACAGGGTTCATGATTCCGGCGGCATTCAGCTTTTCGCAAATCTGCTTTGTGTACACCCACCCATTCAAGTAACGATTTTGTAAAGCTGTTCTTGTGTTGTGCGCTATATCCGCGATAAGCATGCGGCCTGCATTAGCAATACAAATTTCTTTTGCCTTTGGGTGGCGAGGCTCAAACAGGCCGTCCTCCCTTGCGTATAGCGCAACGTCAACCACAAGCTATTTACCCAACAACAAGCAAATGCGTTCAGCCAAACGCTTTGCCTCTGCGCGCGAATGAATCCACTGCAAGCTTGGGTCAGAGTGGCGATTGTATGGCGCAGCCCATGCGCCCTTGCTTGGCACGTAATGAACCAGTGCGCGCCCTACACGAATCGAATTAGCATGCGGTAGCGATGCTTTTTCATTTTCGCTCGCCGCAAGAGCCACGCCTTTGAAATGCGCCTCACTCGGAACTTTGCTGTGATAATTTTTTGCAGTCATTAGGCTACCTTTCCCTTTTTGATGGCTTGGAACTTTTCAGATATAGCCGCTTTTAGCGCGGGCATATCAAAATACTTAGGGCAAAACTTTTTCATGTACGCTTCTCGATCCGCTTTAGCCGGGATCTTCGCCAAAGCCTCTGCATACAGAATTGCGTCAGATTCGATCTTTAATAATTTTCCTGCATCACAGTAGCGACCAACGCCACCGCAGCAGCTTTTGCAAAGCATCAGGTGGTTGATAAAATCGTTACTCACTTGTCGCGCCCTATCAGCGGCATACCAAGAATCTCTCTGCGCACTTGGCGAGTGTCGAGGGCATCCTCTAAGTCGTCAAACGTACCGAAGTAAACCGCTGAAATTGTCAGCTCGTACTTGCTGTATGGATTCTTGCGAATGTTCGTCCGAACCGTTACGTGTTTTTTATTCGCTTCTTGAAACATTACAGATCGAGACATACGCGCATTAGCTGCAGCGCCTTTCCTGCCCTTTTCTGCAAGCGCAGCCGTCGTGTTATTAATCGGCGTAGCGCCTTTGCACTCAGGAATAAATATAACGCCACCATCAAGGCCAGAAGCGCCTTGCGGAACAGGGTCAACTTTCCCGCCGCGACGCTCGAATTCTTCTATTTGCTTAGCAATACAATCACTAGCAGCCTTATTTATTTTTAGGCTGGCTGGATCAATACCGGCCTTTAGTTCATCACGCAGCATTTTTTACTTCCTTTTTTATAAATAATTTATTGGCACTTCTGCCAGAGCTGTTTTTCTTGCAGCCATCCTCAACAATTTCGCCCATCGCTTTTAACTCATTGGCGCGGGCGCTTATTGCCGAGTAGTCAATAGCGAAATTTAAGCCT